TGATACCGAAGGTAAACGAGTTATCATAACTAAGGTAAAGGATTTGCGGCCAGAGGATTGTCAGGTTAACTGGAAAGAAGTAGAGGGATACAGTTCTAACTCTGCTGTAGCAAGAGTTAAGCCGAAGATTAAAATCTACGACGGGATCAAGCAGGCAGGTTGGCCGGATACTATCCTTACTGACAACACTTTCTGGTATCCCTTGCTGATGGAGAACGGTGATTACTATGGGAGGAAGCTTCTTAAGGCTGCTTTTCAGCCGTACTTCTTTTCAATCTTGGTACACCTGTTTGCTAATAGGTACTACGAGCGTTTCGGAGAACCGACGCCAGTTGGACGTGCTCCGTTCGAAGAAGAAGTTGATGTAGACGGTGAGAAGGTTCGAGGCAATGTTTACATGTCTACCCTTCTCCAGCAGCTACGAAACAGGTCGGTAGTTGTTCTGCCGAATGAGAAGACTCAAACGTCGCCGACAGAGACTAGTCCTGATTTCGATTATCAGATCGAGTACCTCGAATCGCAGATGCGTGGTGCTGACTTTGAACGGTACATGACACGACTTGATGAGGAAATCTCGCTAGGATTGTTCACGCCGCTTCTTCTCATGCGCACAGCCGACGTTGGCAGTTATAACCTGGGTGTAGGTCACACTCAGGTATATCTGTGGATGCTGAATGCGCTTACAGGTGACTGGGCAGAATACATTAACAAGTATATCCTTGAGCGATTGAAGGGTTATAACTTCGGAGTTAACGCTTCTACTGCTAAGATTAAGTTCCGTAAGCTTGGTAAAGAGAATGCAGATCTTCTTAGGATTATCGTACAGGAAATGCTTGGCAAGGGTACGCTTAAGCCGGACGTTCGCGAGCTTGGTGAGCTTGCTGGACTTACGTTTGAAGAAATACAGGTAATTACAGAAGATAATCCTGAGGGAGATCCTACCGATAGGATTAGAGAGGGCGATCCTCCCGGTCCTCGTGGTACTGATGAACCTCGTGCAACTACCCGTGAAATCTCCGCTCGAGTTGCACCACAGGTTGTTAAAGCATTCCACAACAAGACCTTTGGTACCTCGTTTGTTCCGTCGTTCGGTTATCGCAAGAAGTTTGTTGAAGGTTTGAGGCTAGAAGGCTACTCGGAACCTGAGAAGAAGGCTGCAGATTTCTATCAGCACATCGAACGGTGGTGTGAGGATGTCACCGAGCTAGGTATGAGTGAGTTTAATACACCTGATAGTTTCATGAGGTTGTTTAACAGAGCGCTGGAAAACGAACTGGAGACTCTTGCGGCAGCGTAAACCACAAGAGCTACGATGCTTTTGTAGAAGGAATCCGCTTCTTGCTACCTATGGAGTAGACAAGAATCAGCAACTCTTTGTTCATGTTAAAGTCTACAAGCAGAATCGTATATTCGGTGAAGTGCTTGTAACAGGTGGTACTGTTAAGTTGTTATGTAGAGAGTGTCTGCGATGGCATACGGTGATAATCAGGCAATCAGGAAAGGCTGAATTACAAGAACAGACAGTACCAACGGAGGTGGCTGGCGTGAATTATCCCGAACCTATGCTTGCGGCGCATGAAGCTACCACATAGGGTGTGGTCTGTATGCCGTACAAGGTAGTGAAGAATCATCCTAGTTGTCCTTCTAGTAAGCCGTGGGCTGTAGTTAAAAAGGATGGCGGGAAAAAGATAGGATGCCATCCTAGTAAGGCTGCTGCAGAAAGACAGATCAGAGCGATTGAGGCGAATGAGCATCAGATGTCTACTATGACAGAGGAACGTGCGAGGCGCACCAACGTTACGCTCTTTATGTCTGGTGACCTCAGTAAGGATCTTAAACCTCAGATTCAGAAGTTCGTAAAGGATGATGGATCTAAAGGTTTTCATGTAATCGGTGTTCCTGTGTTTCGTACTGGCACTTTCCGAAACAGCATGGGAGAGCGGGGTTCGTGGGAGTCTATTCATCTAAGTCAGATGGTGGCTCACTTTGATATGCTTCGTGCTCGTGCTTTGTTTCAGGACGTTCCAGTTAGAGACGGACATCCTGGTTTCCTGAACGCAGGAAGCAGTTTAGAATCAGGTAAAGTTGTAGGGTACCATACTCAACTTCGTATCGAAGAGCACACTAGCTTACACGATGGTAAGACGTACGAGTTTCTTGTAGCTGATTACGAGATTCTCGATGACGATGCTCAAAGTAACATTGAGCGAGGCTTATGGCGGAATCGTTCAGCTGAGGTTGGTTGGTACGTTACCAATGACGAGGCTGAGTTCTGGCCTGTGTACCGAGGCATGGCTTATGTAGACCTGCCAGCAGTCGAGGGGCTCAATAGTTTCTCGTCACCCGATCATGGTTTTCTGTTTGAAAAGGAGCAACCAGTGCCCGATTCCCCAGTCATTACGCCCCCGCCCCCGCCTGGAGGAAGTGGAGTTACACCTCCTCCGGCGCCAGTGACACCGCCGGTAGTCACTCCTCCTGCGCCTTTGGTGTTTAAGGTGGCGGGTGCTGATACTGGTGATCACTCAGCTGTTCAGAAGCACATCGATACTCTCGAGGCTTTCCAGAGGGATACCGTTGAGAATAACCGGAAGGATTTTGTTAAGAAGCTTTCCGAAGGTAACACTCCAAAGATTCTCGCAACGCAGATCGATAGCCTCACCGCATTTGCGCTGAGTCTGTCGCCCGAACAGTACGAGCAGTGGTCGAAGACTTGGGAGTCTTCGCCTATCACGCCCCTACTGGCGCAGCATGGTACGCAGGCTACTGGCGAGCCGCCAGCAGCTGGTGGTACTACGGACACAGCAGAAGATCATAAGGAAGTTCTTCGTGCTACTGTCCTTCAACACAAGCGTTCTGGTATGAAGGAAGATGCAATCAAGAAGACCAGGTCATACCAGGAGCTTATCAAGCTCGACCCCACCTACTCGCTCTAATCAGGAGTAAAATATGCCTTCGTTTACGAAGCCAGGTGCCGGGCCGTCGCCGTTCGGGAAGAACGTTTACCTGCGTTCAACTCAAGATGTTAAGACCAAGACTTACACCGTTGCAGCGGCATCTGTTGCCGCTGAGCTCATTGACGGTATAAGTCAGAAGGTCCTGCAGGCCGGCGAGGTGATGGCTAAGATCACCTCTGGTGGCGATACCGGTAAGATCGGTCCATTCGATGACAATGTTGGTGTTACGGATGGTCGTCAGTTGATTGCTAATGTGGTCGGTATCAACGATACCTTCCTTCCTTGGCAACTGCTTGAGCATGATGTCGATGTTGCAGTTGTTTATGAGGCGACTGTTGTTCAGGCATGGTGCTTCGAACGTGAGAACGGAGCACGTATCGCCCTTGCTACGGCTGGTCTTGTTGCTGGTCTTCGTGCGGGTGTTGTTCCACTCGATGTCCAGATCATCTTCCAGTGAGGGGGATAAGCCATGACTGATACTACAGCCCTTAGGGCCGCGATGGCTGCCTTCGTTGCTGGAGGTGGCAATATCGTGGAGGCGTTCGCGTCTGCCATTGGCCAGGATCGACTCGTTCGCAAGGAGGTCGCGCTTGGTCAGGTTCGGGAACTTGAGCCGCCGATGGATCACATCGGTCTTCAGTATTGCCCGTTCCTCCCGGTGGCGACTGATGATGTCATCTTCGATTACGTTCAGGGCTTTACCGATGGTCTTGCCCCGGCGCGAGCTGAAGATGCTGAGTCTGAGCTGGCTCAGAAGGACGATGTGTTCCCAGGTCAGGGACGCGCGTCTGTGATCGACTGGGCCCTCAAGGATCACTACACCGCGTCTGATATCAGCCGGTACCGTGAGGCGCTTCGTATTGCGGAGGTCATGCGTGATACGCAGAGTCTTCCGCTTACGGTGTCCTCGATGACTGAGGACTGGGCTAGCAAGATGGCGCGTGATACTGCGCGTCGTCGGCGTAAGCTTGACAACCGGATTGAGAAGATGATCTGGGATGCCCTTGGTACCAGCATCATCGCGTACAACGATGGTAAGATTATCTTCTCGGTGAACTTCCAGCGTCCGTCTGATCAGATGCGTGCGTCTACTCAGACGTTCGGTACGACCGCCGGTGGAGCTACTCAGTTTACTCTGGGTGCGCTCTGGAGTGCTAGCACTGCAGATCCGATTAAGGATGTGCAGATGCTTCAGGATTACATGTACGACAAGTACGGTGTTCGGATCACGCGAGCTATCACTAGCAAGAAGGTCCTGAACAACGTTCTCAACTCTGATAAGTTTGCACAGCGAGCTGGTCTTGCCGGTGTGAATGGTTCGGGTGCTGTCGTTGCTGGTGATCCTCGTTACCTGATTGACGGCTGGGGCAAGGAAGCAGCGGTTGCCGTTCTTGAGCGTGCAACTGGCGTTGTCTTTACTGCCTACGATTCGGTGTACCGGACTCGGCCGATTGGGTCTACTACAGTCACGAACAACCGGTTCTTGGCTCAGAATAAGATCGTGTTCCTGCCTGATGAAGCTGATCTTTCTCAGGTCGATGACACACAGATCGGTTTCGCATCTACTCTCACGTCTCCGCACCCCGCAGGCGATTGGGGTTCTGGGTTCTACGAGTGGGAGAAGGAGTTCGGAGTCGATCCGTGGGGGCTCGACATGGGTACCGGAATCAAGGCTTTCCCGGTATTCCCGTTCCTTGAGTACTCAGCTACGGTGGACGTTCTCGCCTGAGTCGCATTTGCTGAAGTCTGGCTATTCTGCTCGGGGGAGGGGATAGCCAGGCTTCACCATGAAGAAGGGTAAACAATGACTAAGAAGGAACCAGAGGCTGAGGCTGTCTATACTCCTCCTGCTAGTCAGGTGCAGCTTGAAGCCTTTCTGGAGCGCGATAAGGCTCAGTTGGAAGCTAGTGAGTCTGGTGAAGCTCAGGATCTTCCTGAGCCGTATCAGAATCCGAACGTTACACGAACTGATCTTGTAGCCAGGGACTACGGTACCTCGGAGGAAGATCGCGCTGGGTTTGTCAACGTCGATCCGATGTATCAGAACTTTGCTAGCGAGACCGACAAGGCTCTTCTTCCTACTGAGGGACCGGAAGCTGAGAACTTCCGTAGAGCCGGATTTGAGACGCCGGTTGCAGAAGAGAGTGACTCTCCTGCGCGGTCCCGCAGGAGTACACCACCTCCGACTCCTGGCGAATAAGAGATAGGTAGGCGTAGTGTCTTACTGTCTGGTTACGGATCTCCTTACAGGTAAGATCCCTACGCCTACCTATCTCGATACACAGAAAGTTGTTGATGACGCTGCTGACGAGATGGATAGTTATTTCGGATCTATCTATGTCACGCCAATTGTACTGAACGAGAGTACACCAGCTGAGCGTCCGTGGCGCTTGTTGATGAAGCGCATTAATGTGCATCTAGCATCTGGTCGGCTTATCATGGCAGCGGCTAGCGGTAATCAAGATGATCAGGTTCATGCGTATGCTCAGTATTTGGTTAGAAGTGCTGAGAAGGTTCTGCAGCAGATCCAGTCAGGTGAGATTCAGATTCCATTTCAATCGCCAGCAGCTGGTACAGTTACGTTTGCTACAGCACCGATCATCAATAACCTTGATGATGAGTCAAACGTAGAAGCCTTCTATGATAAGGTAGCAAAGCCGGGTTATTATCCGCTACCGACAATAGGATTCTGATGGCAGCGGATGATCTAGCTGGTATCGCAGACATCATCATTGATGTTGATATTTCTGATACTCAAAGGTTAATGGATCGCTTAGCACGCACACTTGATCCAGTAACGCTGGCTGGTTGGCTGCATATCATGGTGGGTCCATATCTTCGTGAGCGTGCTCAGGATAGATTTACGTCTGAGGGTGACGATGTTTCGGGTAAGTGGTTACCATTGTCTCCAGCGACGGTACATATCCGCGAGTCCATGGGGTTTAACGGAGAGCATCCTATCAATGTTAGAACCAGTGAACTGGAACAATACATCGTTGGTACAAGTGATGCGGTCGCGGCTACTGCGCTAGGTGCTGTGTTAACCTGGCCTGGCCAACCGTCTGGTGGGGGAATTCTTGGACGTAAGTTGAGTACCGCACAGAGTGGCGAAGGTCGTACTCCGGCTAGACCTGTAATTGGACTTAATGAGCGCGATCTTATGTTTGTATTAAGTGCGCTTACTGTGTTTATCAATGATCCAACTGGAGCTGGGACAGTATCTGTTTCAGTGACAGGAGGATAATATGATTCTTAATACGGTAGTTGTCTTTCCTAATAATGCTGTTGAGCTTATTGCAGCAAGGATTCCAGCATTCTGTGATCCGGTGCCTACTGATCTGATAGTTCATAAGCGTCCGTTAAGATCTAGTGACGAACGTCAGTGTGTGGGTGTATGGCCTGCATCTTGGGCACCGATACCTCAAACGACTGAGATGCTCGGTAAGCCCAATTTCGATGCAACCTTGAATAGGTATACCATCGCTATCCAGGGTCTCATTATGGATATGGACGAGGAGAAAGGGTTAGCTCGTCATTCCATTTTGAGCGCCAAATTGCGTGCTATGCTGTACCGTGATGCGCCCCTTCGGGTAGGGTTAACTGCATTATCGGTGACAGATACCGGAGGAACTGAGCATGTTCAGCGCTGTGGAGTAAATGCCCAGCGATACATAGCGAACGAGGTCGAAGGTTCCTTTATTTTCCTCTCTAACCTGGAAGTGTTCCTCGAAACGGAGACGCGCTGATGACCGTTACAGAAGAAGAACTAGCTGAGAAGCGGACTCATTTGGCAAAGCTTCGCCAACAGACTGTTGAAGCTCGTGCTCGTCGTCTTGCGAACGAGGCGCAGGTTGGCAGAGATCTATCTGTTGCAGAGCTTGATGCTGAAATCGCTCAGCAAGAAGCAGAACTTGCACGCGAGAAGGAAGCTGCAAAGATTACAAACGTTAGAGCAGGCTCTGCTACTAACCTTGAAGCTGCTAAGGCAATTATGGCTGCAGCGGCTGGCACGGCGGTGGCTGCAGAGCCTGATGTTGGGGGAGAAGAGGAGAAGCCTGACGAACCAGTAGCTTCCCCGTCCGGTCCCGCAGACGTAAAGGTCACCGGAGGAGGGAAGTAAGAAATGGGTCAGTCTTCGCAACCTGGATTTGCGATTTTCCGCAAGCAGGCAGTCAAGGGTACGATTGCACCAGACTTGGCAACAGCAGGTCTTGGGATGAAGCTTCGCGGTGGAGGTCTTGGACCTAACCGAGAGCTTATGATTCCTGATGCTGAGATTGGTGGCGGTCGAGATGTTGTTGACGCCTATCTCGGTGCTGTGGCTTGGTCGGGTGACTTTGAGTTCTATGCTCGCATGGAGAGTCTTGCTACTCTTCTTCAGGCTGCCCTTGGTCTCTCAACAGATCTTGTTCAGGGTACGGGCGCTTGGAAGCATACGTTTACTCCGTCTGATGCTGCGGCCCTGCCGTTCTATACGGTGCAGGAGAAGGTCGGTGCTAGCCTTGAGGTATTCAACTATGTTGACGTAGTTGTTAATACCTTGCACCTGGAAGCTGATGCTAACGGTTATCTGCAAGGTACTGTTGGTCTCATTGGTGCTGCGCAAACGGCTGGTGTTACTCCAGATCCCACGCCTGACATGGACGATACGCCGATGACAGTCGGCACTAACATCGTCTTGACTTACAATGCTGTTACTCTTCCAGCTAAGTCGTTCACCCTCGATATCAATAACAACTTTGAGGATGACGATTTCAGACTGGGTTCGTTCTTCTTGAGTCAACTTGCTCCTAAGCGTCGTGAGGTTACAGCGTCGGTGACGATCAGACCTGAGACAAGCGCTCTGTGGCGTCAGGCTGTCTATGGTGCGCCAGCTGCTACCACGCCGGGTGGAACGGTTCTTAGCCAGGAGCTCATCATTACTGCACAGACTTATGAGGTCATTCCTGCGTCGGCGCCACCTATTACTTCTAAGGTTGTGGCAACCCTTCCGAAGGTTCTTCTCAAGCCACACAGTTTCGATCCGAGTGGCGACGATATCATCGAAACTGATATCGAGATGCAGGCTACTCGTCCGGTGCAAGCTACGCCCATCGGTACGTTTGATGTTTACAACGGCCTCGCCACGGTCGCCTGAGACAAGGAGAAACATGAAGCGAGTACTGTTCGGCGCGCTGGTTGCGTGCTTCCTGACCCTTGGGCTGGCAACCCCAGCCTTCGCGGGAAGTCCGCACTTCGTCGGTGATCCCGTTCTGACTGTCGATGGCAATTCTCTCACCGTGTCCGGCAAGATCGCTGGTCTCGGGAACGAGGAACAGGTCGATGTCCAGGTATCGGGTACTGCCGAGTGCGTGAACCGAGGTAACAATAAGCCTTCGGCTGCTAACAAGGATGACGTGGCTGCCAATGGTACCTTCCCAGTGCAGAATGGCAAGGCCCTGTTCGAGCTGACTGCAACTGCCAGCTTCCAGCCTGAGTGCTCGCCGCCGATGAGTGTGGTGTTCTCTGATGTAACGGTCAGCGTTCCGAACCACGGTCTTTCGTTCTCGTTCTGATAAGACTTGACGCACCCGTTCCTTTAATCCCCGTGAGGAATGGGTGCGTCAACTTACTCCATTAGTCCTAGGAGGGACATAAGATGGAAACGGATATTGTACTTACTCCTGAGGGTCAGGCAATTTCTGATCAACCAGTGATTGAGGATTACTTTGGGTTTTCTGAAACCCATCGCTGGTATTTCCCTGACAAGCAGCAATTCCTCGAATATCAGGTAATGAACGAGGGTGCTAAGAAGCAATACCAGACTAAGTCTAACCGAGACGTT